CCCCGCTTTCGCCCCAAGCCCCACGCTCTTAAACGCATTCTCCCAAACTTCCTCATGCTTCGGCTCTTCGAGACGGGTAATGCCAGCAGAGGCGTCATCTGCCATCTCACTCAGCGTCGCCGCCTCTGGTCGCGGGCGTGGAAATGGAACTGCTTCTGGCATAGCTTAGCTCTGCGGTCGGAGGAATTGTCCTAGCACGCTTTGAATACCCGGATTAGAGGGTGGCTGCACGCCAGCATTCAAAATCCCCTGCGGCATGAGCAGAGCACCGAGGTCATTCCGCGGAATGTTCGGCAGGGCTTGTCGGGGCTTAGGCAGACCTGCTCCCGTTTGCATTTCTCTCGTCGGTTCGCGATTATAAAGATTCGCACCAGAATCCCCACGCCGACTCGGCAGTGGAGCATTTGTGGGCGGTGGTCCTTGCGGAGCTGGGGACGGCGCGAGTCCTGGGGGTGACGCTCCTCCCACCGCACCTATTGGCGAAGGCTGGGCTGGCATTGCAGCGGGCATTGGAGCAGCAGCTGGCATCGGAGCCCCCTGCCCTTGCATTCTTGCCATCAACGCTGCGAGCATTTGCGGGTCCATCTTTCCCTCCTTAAAGTCCGAGAATCTTATCAATGTTCGGCTCTTGCTTCCGAACCTGGTCCGCGAAAGCCTTCGCCTGCGCCCTCAACTGCGGGTCTTTACTCTGCGCCCACTGCCGAATAGTCGCAATCCGAGGATCAGAAGCAATCGCTGAAGCAGCCGGAGCGGCCGCGGGCGCTGCAACTCCCATTGTCGCCTTCCAATCATCGTAGCTAAGCGGCGTTTGCTCCTTGCCCTTTTCAGCAATGAGATTCTGGTTCGCGACATCCTTCTGATATTGGTCATAGGCGCGACGATTTCTCGTCTCAGCCCCAAGAAGACTAATCTGCCTCGCTTGCTCTTGATTCGTCCGCTGCTGCTCAAGACCTTGCGCCCGCAGCTCGAGATTTCTCTCTCCGAGAAACTGTCTATTCGCGGCCGCATTAGCTGCCGCTTCCGCCGCCATTGCCCTTGACTCTCGAAGCTGCGCTTCTGTCTCCGACTTGCGGGCTTGTTGCTCCGCTTCAGTGACTCGGCCGCTCGCCCCTCCTGCCGCTCCCACCGCATTCGCGAAATGGGACATTGAGGTCTCCCCGTACCCCAACGGCTGAAGCATCGCCATTCCAAACTGCATGAGGGCGGCTCTGTTATTCGGATTTCCAATCCACCCTTGCCATCTGTCTCCGATACTCTGCGGCTGTTGCGGAGAACCCTGCTCGGGCATTTCTTGCTCGTCGGCCATCGTTACCTCCCTCTCAATGCTTCACCAAGCCGCAGAACTGCGCCCGGAGCACCCGATCTTTGAAGCTGCGCAAGCAGCACTTGCGGCAGATTGCTTCGCGTCAGTTGCGTGCTCGGATGCGGCGGGGGCGGCGAATGAATCGTCTGCGGCGGAGGTGTCTTCATCATCGCAAGACCGGCGAGGGCCTTTCCGAAATTGTCCAGCCCTCCATCTTTCGACTTTTCCTCTTTCGGGCGAGGCGGAGCTTCCGGCGGCCTGGGCTTCGGCATCGGCGGATTGTCACTTCCCCCATTCATCCCATCCGTGACTTCACCCTTCGCCAGCAGAACCTCGCCAGATTCTCCTCCACTCGGAAGATCCGACACTTTCAAACTCGCGGGTGCATTGCTCGGACGAGCCTGCGGAGTCGGCACATCTACGCCGATTCCACCCGGAGGAAGGTCGGTCGTTTCTTCCGGCGGCACCAAGCTCGCATTGTAACCCGTCGCCCGAAACGCCGAATCAATTCTATCCGGGTCTGTTGGTGTCGGAGGAGCATTCCCGCCTCCTCTAAGCAAATTTCCGAAGAAGGAACCACCTTCTGAGCTAGCGCTCTCATTCGCCGCCAGCTGCTGCCCGAGGCTCTTATGCGCGTCATGCAGCTTGAAGTCTTCGGGAAAGTCCTCACTTGGAGGCTCGACGCCTCTGCTCGCGAAGTGCGCCGCAACAGCTTCCGGCCGCTGGACCATCATAAGCCCGAGCGCGGGATTGAAATAGCCCGAAGGCCCCGCCGCGAGATTCACACCATCGTCATCTTCGTCTTGCGAAAGTGCCATAGCTTCACCTCATGCCGTCATGAGCATTGGAAGCAACGAACTAAACGCTCCCTTGCTTCCGAACATGCCCTCGCCGCCGAAAAGGCCCGCACCAAGCGAGCCGAGTCCGAGTGCAGTCTGCAATCCAGAAGGCGTCTGCGTCCCGCTTCCAACCGTTGTGGTACTGCCGCCAGGAATTCCGGCGCCAAGCCCCATAAGCTCTTCAGCTGTCGAAATCGGCTGTTCTTGTGGAAACATAAACCGATTGAATGCTTCGGTTAGCTGCTCTTGCGTTAGGGCCTGCTGCACGTCACCCACGGCTCCCGTTGCTTCGGCGGGCGCAAGACTCGCCTGCTGCACCGTGGGCGTAAGTCCCATCGCTCTTGTCATCTGATCGAGGGCATTCTGGTAATTCTGATTTGAAAGGTTCGCAGCAACGTCGCCAATCGTTTTCTGCTCTTGCTGACTCGCAATACCTTCGGCTACTCCTTGCCGCGAAGACCCGAATTGTCCTGCATTCACAGCTTCGCTGCGGATGCCAGGAAGAATCGTCTCTGCGAAATTCTGCTCAACTGGCCGCGTGGCTGCTTCAATCGCACCTTGCAGACCTGGATTTGTGTCTGGGTTGAGGGCTGCACCTGAAGTCAAGAACTGCTGCGCCCCCTGAGCATTCGCAGCTTCTGCTGTCAGCGGGCCTGCTGCTGTCCCTGTCGCCATGTTCTGTGCCGTCAGCTGCGTCGGATTAAAAGGCGCAACCGAGCTTCCACTCGGCAACTGCGGCTGGTTTGCCGCGAACTGCTGAGCGAACGGCATTCCGAGATTTATCAGCTGTTGCTGCTGAGGTGACAATGTTTGCGTGGTTGTCTGCGTCGCTTGATTCTGTTGCCCGCCGCTTCCCATCTTTTCCTCCTAGTGCTTGCTACGCTTCCGCACTGGTGTTGAGAGGACTGTGAATTCCGTCTTAACGTCTGGAAACTTCCGCAGCTTGCGGAACCAACCCGGACGGCCGAAAAGCTCAATCCTCGTGCAGTCTTTCAAATCCGCATAATGGTGAAACACGTCCCAGATTGAAGCGAGATGCTCGTCTAGCTCAGAACCCTGCGCGAAAATAATCTGCATAACCCTCGTCTTCGGATATTCCACGATCGTCGTCAGCACAATCATATCACTGCCCACGGTCCAGACACTGAGCGTCCCTTCTGCTAACTTCTCCAGCAGAGCCTCCAAGGTCCAATCTCTATCAAAACCTGGAATCTGATGCAGCCTCCACTCAATCTGATTCCAATATTGAGTGATCTGACCAAAGGTCAGAAGGCAAAGCTGCTGCGGCTGCGGCGGCTGCGGGCTCATAGCTTCGCCTTGAAGATTGCTCTTAGCTGCCCATTCGCCAAATTTCCCCCAGGTACAAAGCTTCCATCGTTCAGGGCAAGAATAAGCGCTCGAACCAAAGAACGATCCGTTATTTCCATATTCACAATCTGGTCTGGTGTTAGCTGCGGAAGGGGCAACGGCTGAACAGACGGAGGGATGAAATTCGTCCCATCCCACGTATCGTTGATATCGCCGACGTCAGTCTGCATAATCGTGCAGTTCGGCGGAGGAGACCATTGCGTCAGATCCTCAAGCATAATGACATTAATGACTAGATTCTTTCCATTCAGAACTGCGTGTCTGGCCATCTCAGCCTCACCACCAAATTCTGACCAAACCGGGCGAACCGCCCCAGCCAGCCTGATTCGCACCTGACAGAACACCCGGCGCTCCACCTCCCGGAAACCACGGAACTGCATTCACCCCCGTTGTGGCTGGAGTCGCAAACGACCCTCCACCTGCACCCGACGTTAAGACACCCCCAGCATTCGAATAATTGTTCTGCCCTCCTGCCGCGCCAGTGATATTCAGAAGACCCCCCGCGCCAGTGCCACCAGGTCCTCCGCTCACGCCACCGTTAGCGGCCGCACTCCCCGATCCACCAGTTGCAGACAGACCACCGAAGCTCGAAGTGCCTCCTGCTCCACCAGGTCCGTTGATGGCCCCCGCTGCTCCCCCACCTCCGATGGTCACCATCATCCCCACTCCCGGCGTAAACGTCACGAGACCAAACGAATATCCGCCTCCTCCTCCACCTGCCCCATTCGTGGCTCCCGCCCCTGTTCCACCCGAACCGCCACCTCCGCCCCACACTTCTCCAAAACCATTCAAGACATTAATCGCGGGCGTGAATGTCCCCGAAGCTGCGAAAACCTGACTCCCTCTTGCTACATTTCCCAGAGGTATCCAAAGCGTACCGTTATAGCCGTACCAACCCGCGCCAGAGCCAGGGTTCCACGAAGTCCCATCCGCGTACACCACCATTCCGGTTCGTGGCAGCGGCGGCGCGACATGAATCGAACGAAGCTCAAGGGCTGTCGCATCCGAAAATGCGCTCTGCACCTTCTGCAGCTCTCGCTGAATCCACTCAGCGAGATTCCGCCCATCCTCCGTCGCGGGCGCGATCGTCGGCGGGGAGGGCTGATAAAGCGGGGTAGCTGCCGTTGCCATCTTTAATACATTCCCTGCTTAACGATGGCGAGCTTATAGCCGTCGGCCCGAAAGAAATTATTCGAATTAAACTCAACAGCGACACTTCTCCCATCTCCCTCACATCCCTGAACGAAAACCTGCGTGTTCGGATCGAAGGTCTGATATCCGTTCCACGCAACGCCGCCATTAACCGTCTGCTGATAACCAACCCTGACATTCACCGGCTGTCCGCTGTTCGCCTGGAACTTCGGCCAGAGCATCTGAACCATCTTCCTATGCTGAAAATCCTCGATCCATTCGCCATTTCTTTTCCGCCCAATAATCGAAAGACCTAAGCGCTGAAGCAGACCATTGAAGGCCACACCGTCTCGAGCCGTTCCATCATCGAGCAGAAGCAGCTTCTTCGTCGTCGGGTTGCTCAAGACGATTCGCCTCCGCTTCGAATTCGCCCAATCCGCCGTATCTTGATTCCAGTTGAGAGTCTGCTGCGCCCACGTGACGCCCGCCGTTTGGACAGTTCCAATGCTCGCATGGCGAAAATCAATATCCGCCTCGGTGAAGACGTTGTATTTGTAATTCCAGATAAGAGCTCTCGTCGGTTCAAGAGCACCCACGGTCGGATAGCAAAACCACATTTCATCATAGACCGGATTGCCGAACATAAAGGATGTGTTATAATGCGCCGGGTCGATCTGGTTAAAGAGATAACGACGAAGCCTCTTCGAAAGAAGACTTTCCGCCGTGACGCCATTATGCCGAATGATGTCGTCCTGCGAGGCGAAAACGTGCCACAGCCCATCGCCCGTCGTATCAACGCAGCGGGTGGATAAAAGGCCCGCATTTTCGAGGAAGGTAAAGAATCCAAAGATAAACCGCCCACCGATAAATTGCATTCGCCAAACAGCATTCTCCTTATAAATGTAAAACTGCCCGCCGAGTTCCATCCCGTCCATGATCTGCCCAGAGGCGACATCTGGCAAGCTAGTCACTCCAGCATCTTGCGTCGGGTCGGTGAAGTCCCACGTCGCTGGAAGCGAGCCCGGAACCGCCGCCGTGCTCCACCTGAGATTATGCGGCTGCGCAACTCCTCCCGTCGTCAGATTCAAAGCGACGAGATACGACTTAAAGCTGCGAATCACACGACAGAGAAGCGTCGCCGGCCAATTCGTCAAGTCTTGCATCTTCTGTCCAGCCGAGTAAGTCGCCCAAAATTGCGGCTTGTCGCTGCCGGTGTTGATGATAGGAATTCCTTGAAAGATCGTTCCATTCAGCGCGAAGGCGTCAGCTGCATTGTAGTTTCCGCCAACCGCTCTCGTGATATCAGTGTCATTCACGCCATCGAAGACATACATATGCGCGTTGCTCGCCCACAACCACCAAGCTTGCGTCGGCCCGCTGACATACATCGTGAAAAGAGGCGTGTCGCTACTCGTCCGCGGGTTCGTGCCAAGCGTCGGAGTCCAACCGGGCAGCTTCTCCACTCCACCACCCGTAACGCGGAAATTGTTCATTGTCGTCCAGGCTTCAGGCGGAAGCTGATACCCCGGCTGATCCTGAATCACACCTATGCTGCTAAGGTCATTAATGTCGATTTCCGGCATCAGTGCGAACCTCGAGCTAGCCACTCCGACACAAGCGTCGCAATCGTTCCAAGTGCCCCTCCCACCGCCGTCATAAATGCGTGGGTGATTCGGCTTCGCTGCTTCTCCCTCTCCGCCGCTTCAATCTGTTCTTTGCGAAGATCTGCCAGATCTAACGCCTGCTGGCGAAGATCGTGTTGCAAATTCACAATCATGCCAGTGAGATGG